TCGGCGGCTTTGACAGGAATGAACAGCTTGCGCTCACCAGTGGCAAGATCAGCACGCAACTTAGTTTCTTTAACTTGTGCAGCATTTTGAGATTTCCTCAATGTTTCCGAATACGTTCGAGCAACTTCGCCCATGCGCTGCTCAGTCTGTCGAGCTTCAGCATTGAGGCGAGCAACTTCAATTTGATTGCGGTTTGATTCATCATGTTTTCCTTTGTAATAGCCGCCACCAAAGCTGGTGAGAACGGCGGTGATGATGCCTAGCAGCACCCAGGGGTTAAAGATACTCATGGCTTAGGTGGCTCATCAGTGTCGTTTGCTTCGGCCTTGGCAATGGCGTTGGCCACGGCCTTGACACCAGATCGACCGGCAACGCCACCCAGCACGCCGGTGATGAACACCATGATCGTGCTGATCTGTTGCGTGTACACCTTGTCGATGGGTGCCATGCCTGCCATGGGCTGGGTCACGAAGCTGACGCTGTAGAGGAACATGGCCATTGATCCAAGCAGGATCAGAACCAGGGCTGTGATCACGAACGCCCAGACTCGGACTTCGATCTCTTCAACGGCCAGGCGTTGCTTTTGATTCATTACGACTGTTGGCATTACTTCTTCTCCGGTTCGGGTTTAACAAGCTGTTCAGGGCATGTGCCGGTGGCTGTACAGATTGGCGGTTTGCAATCAGCAAGTGCCCAGTTCTTGGGGTCCTGGCATGGGTAGCGAAAACGCTCTTCGCATCCAGTTGCCAGCACCAACATAACCGACAAAATCCATATCTCAAAAATGTTCACGTTTACTCCTTCGGTCAAACAGTGGGTTGTCAGAAAACTCAACTGGCTTTCGATTGTCGCGTTGTTGTTTTTCAATTTCGCGTCTGAGCTTTTGAACCTGCTCCAGCTGGACCTTGGTCTCGTGCTTGGCCTCAAGAATATCCAGGTACAAAAACGCAAGCATCGGCAGCAGGAACGCTACGAGAATTACGGCAAGAACCCAACCTAGTACACCCATCAAAGTATCCTCGCTTGTTTGAGCCACAGGAGCCACATCCACAGGTATACGATAAGAGCCAAAGTCAGGAGGCTGGCTCCGATTTTTAGATTGCGGTCCGCCTCTCTTTGCTGACGTTGCCATCGTTTCCTTTTAGCAATTGATTCTTGCGCCAGCCTGGCAGCCTCCTGTTCAGCACCAACAATTTCACGCATCTCGAATACCTTGCTGTACAGGGCACCAAGTTCCGGCGGAGCGTTCCAGGTCATCGCCTCTCTTATGGTGATGACAAGCTGGTCCATCTGGTCCTGCGCCCTGACCCTCTTGATCGCCGCTTCCATCAGGTTGGCGTTGGGGTCGTACACAGTTCGTGATTTTTCTTCCTCCTCGCGTATGTGGGCCGCGAGCTGCTCCTGGATGTGGAAGAACTCGATGAGCCGGGCTACGACATCGTTAAGGATTTGTTGCTCGTCGACTTCGACGAACTTTTCTTTTTTCTTCGCCGCGACCTTGGTCGGCGTGGGGGCAGTCGTCTTTGCTGGCGCAGGACTAAAAAACTGAACCAACTTGGTAAAGAAACCCTGGGCTTCTTTACCAATCGCTATGACTTCGTCAGCCGTTTTCTTAACTTGGATGAACTGGGTTTTCGCCTCACGATAGAGGTCGCACCCAGCCTGGATTTGCTTAACTAATCCAGCAGCAAGAAGGCATAGCGATATGGGGTCCACATCATTACAGCCCCAACAGTTTCTTCACGATGTCAGCAGCAACCCCTGGGCCAAACAAGATAGCGCCAATCACGATGTAGAGTTGAATCTCAATCATCTTCATGCGCTGCTTGCCAGCTTCCAGTTTTGCTTCAATCGCTTCGTAGCGTTGAGCGCAAATCGCTTCATGCACGGCAAAGTCTTTTTCGAGGTTGTTGTCCATTACGCACTTTCAGGCCAAGTCTGTGTTGTTACGGCGGTGATTAGACCAGGTACGTCGGTGGCAGCATCGATGCTTGCAATCAACCTGGTGCATTCGGTAATGACTGCCGCGCGGTATGTTACCGTGGCCGCAGGCACGTCCACGTTACGTTCCAACTTGCGGATGTACATCCAGTCAGTTGCGGCCAAGAGCTTGTTGGTGGTGTCTTTGATCTGGGCTGTCCACTGGTGCTTTAACCCATGCTGTGTATACGGTTCGCCTTGTTCTGGCGTGACCGTGATGTCGTTCAGTTGCTTGGGGTTGTCAACGCCCCAGTAGAAGCGGTCATCGTAATGCTCAGGGTCTGCGACCTCGGTGATGCCGACTGCGTTCTTTTCTTCGGTGGATGTCAGGCGCAACCAGTTGGATGGGTATTGCGTGCCGTCGATCTCAAATGGTGTGTCGACTGGTAATGGGTTGCCGTTGAGTAAAAACATGTGTTACCTCGCAAGAGAAAGTTTGAATGGGTTTTCGGCAAAGGCCATAAATATTTGTGTTGACGCTGAAGCATTAAAGTCGTTTGGCGCACCACGAATTTTGAAGCCGTTTGCCAACGCATCCAAGCTGCCAAAAGTTTGTTCTGCCGTAGTTGCATTTGCCTGTAAATATACTTGCACCTGGTTATACGGGCTTCTTGTTGTGTCCCACATGAACCACCCAAATGCGGCATCAGTGCGTTTAACCATTATGAATTTTGGTATAAACCCGCAATACACAAACGGTCCATCAGCAGAGCCATTGCCTGTGTAGCTACCAATTTTGCTGTAGCCAGCTACTTCTGAAAAACAATAAGCCACATAGGTTGCTGTGCTGGCGTTGACGTTGCCATCTGTGCCTACGCTAAACACCGTACTTGTTGGCGTGGTGCTGTTCCACATTGTTGCCAGGGTAGCGGCTGCGGCGGTTGTATCTAAGACTAAGTATTGAGTGTTTGCCAATGATGCGTGATACGCCGACCATGATTGAATAGCACTGCGCTTCTTGACAAGAATCATCTTAGGCGCAACACCTAAGCCATGGCCCACGGTAGCGTTTGCGCCTGTGCCTGTATACGTTACTATACTAAATCCAGCCGTGGCATTTGCTCTTACTTGTGCTGAAATTGTTCCATTAGTGTTAGTTGCAGTTGAGCCGCCAGCGTTCCATTGCCAACCAACATAAGTAGTGCCGCTCACATTGATGTTGGCACTTGTATTTGAGTCTGTTCCAATAGTAACTCCGCTGGAATTAAATGCCGTTACTCCAGTCCCGGCACTTCCTGTTCCCTCTGCGGCATTACTACTTGAATACACTACTTGATAATTTCCTCGAACAGAATCAATAAGGCCAGATTGTCCTACCGTACTTCTTGTTTTTATCCAAATAAAATCAGGTTGGAATGAAACACCATTTACAGCATTGTTGACCGTTAAACCTGTTCCATTACCCGTATAGGTAGTAGCCGCCATATACCGCGCACCATTGCTGATAGCAGGCGTAGGCAAGTTCTGCGTGTTCAGTGCAATAAAGCCGCTGGGCGGTGTGTAGGTGAATGGCTGTTGACCGAAGTTTGCCGCATAAGTCTTTGTACCTGCTGAATTGTCACCAGCACAAAAGGGCACAAGAACAGAGCCAGCGGTAAATGTAAATGACGGCGTTGCGCCCTGAGCCACGTTGTTTTTGTAAAACTGCACAGTGCCAGCGCCAACATCCACTGCTACGCCAATTACATCGCCGTTGGTGTATGTGTTGCCTGATGTTACGTTGGGTCCCGCCGCATTTTGAATTTGCCCATTTGAACGATAAAAGCCAGTGGCAGATGTGTTAGTTGAATCGGCATAGGTGTCAGGGGCGGCTCCTATTACGTTGGTCAATCCAGAACCAGTCACATTGGTAATTTCCCAATACCACTTTCCAGAGGTAGGTAAATACATTGTTGCCCAGACAATTGTGTTAACCGCAGTAGCATCTGAAGCTTGTAAATTTCCATTTGTAATTGTGTAATTGTTCGCGACCTTTTTAATCGTATTCCAAACAGGGTAGTTTGCCGCTGTCGCACTTGTCAATGTGGGCACATCCAGCATGGAGTCATAAGTTGTGCCAGCAGTCACGCTAATGTTGTTTGGTGTCCAGTTGTTGCCGTTGCCCGAGTAGTCCTTACCAATGGCTGCTGCGGTGGCCGCGCTGTTGTCGCTAAAGTTCAAATAGAACCCGTTTGTGCCGTATGTACCTGTGTACTTGATAGGTTCCCACACACCAGTGACCGGATCGTTTTGACCAAACGATGATGGAGTCAGAGCCTGGCCGTCAATGTTATAAACCTCAGTGAGGAGTCCATCAAAATAAGTGAGCCAAGGCGAAACATTGGTAGTAGATGCGCCGACAAACTGGGGCACAGTATTGTTCCAAGACAAGTCCTGATTTTGAGCAAGAGCAACCGTGTAGCTGCCAGCACTTATTTGTTGGCCATTCACCCATATTTTAAGTCTATTACTTGCTGTTGCTTGTGGCGTATCAAAGGCAACAACTACGTGATACCAAGCTGAAGGGTCACGATACCGCTCAGTACCATACCAAACAAATTGATTTGATACGTTGTGGACCGTTTCTTGTGACGAAAGTATCTGAGTGTTTGTTCCCTGGACAAGATCACCTATCGCAAATTTAAATCCAGCTACGCTACCGGTATTACCTGCGCCAAATAAAGAGCTGGCTTGCACTCCTGCTGCAACGTCGTCTACCCGGCCTTTTTTTACCCATGCGCTGATCGTAAAAGTTCTGCGGTTTCCAGCAACGCTTGGGGTTCTACTGAAATAAGCGGATGCACTGTTACGAAAACGCACACTGCGCTGGATTTGGTAGCCGCCAGCGCCTGTTAGGAATTGATTCTTGGATGAGAACATTATGCGTATGCCTGTGCAAAGTTACCGTACCAGGATGTGCCGTTAGAGACAAACGTCAGAATGTCCCACCTGGTTGCCGTGGTGGTCAGTGTAGGTGCTGCGTTGTTTGGCCACTTCACGCTGGTGAAGGTGCCTGTAAACAAGCCAGCGCCTGAGCTTACGATCAAGATAAACGATTTGCCAGCAGTGGCTGTAGGCATGGTGAACGTGCAGTTGCCCGTCATGGTCACCGTCTGCACAGTACCGCTGGCCAGGGAGATCGTCTGAGCTGTGCCTGAGTTACCAATTGCAACCACGCCTTCCGTGTATGAGCCAGACAGGTTTACACTACCCGCCGTATCTATGGTCAGCCTAGCTGAGTTGTTTACGATCAACGAAAGCGCAACAGAACTCAATGAACCAAGTTGGAACGAGGAGCCGCCAACTGACCTAAATACCGCATAGTTTGTGCCGTCACCTGAAACGGAATAAGTACCATCTCCCGAAGGCAGGCCTGCAACTAGACGAGCATTTGAAGATGTTCCTGAACCCAAAAACCAATTTCCAGACGCATCCAGCGTCATTGCTTGGGTGAAAGTTATTCCTGTTCCAGCAGTACCCGATGGGGCAATACTCCAATAATGGGCATTTTGATTAAGCTGATATGTCGCCGCCCCTGCTGTCGCGCCGTATTTCCAGCCACCGTTGTAGTAGGCATTTT